CCATGATTAAGCTCGAATTGCCCTTCTGGCTGGACGGCGCGGAGCCAACGAAACTCAAGGCGGCGGCGCAGTCCTGGTGGGAAGCGGTGGAAGGCTGGATGCGCTGGCCGCTGCTGCAGATGGACGCCGAGACCTGCCACTTGATCGTCCTCGATCTATTGGCCTGGCAGCGCGACATCACCCGCTTCAAGGGCGAACCCGAGGCGCTTTACCGCCTGCGCGTCAAATACGCCTTTATCAACGCGGTGGACGCCGGTAGCACCGCCGGCATGAAACGAATCCTGCAGCGCCTCGGCGTCGGCTATGTCGAGATCGAGGAGCGAATGCCCGATCGGGATTGGGACGTGGTGCTGCTGAGATTCACCGACTCCCAGCTGTCGCAGAACCCCGAGCTGCTGCGCGTCCTGATTCAGCAGTACGGGCGCACCTGCCGCCGTTATGACTTCGTGACCCTTACCCCAGTGACCTTGCGTGTCGCCGTGGTCGACTTCAACGACGACCAGCAAACGCTGGTTGCCAGCCTGTAGGAGCCCCCCATGGGAGCCAGCATTACCCTTGCGGGTGAAACTCTGATCGCACAGAAACACGTCGCCCAGCAGGGCCTTGATGTAGTGCGTTTTGTCTTTGCCAATGTGCCCGGGCTTGATCCGAGCGGCCCCGTCGATCGTGCCGCACCGAAACCTGCAGCAGGGCAGATCGTCCACGTCTACGACATTCCCGACGGCAATGCCGGCTATGTTAATCCCAACCAGGTCGTATACAGCTCACAGATCGGCTCTGACGTCGGTGACTGGGATTTCAACTGGATCGGCTTGGAGACGGCCGAAGGCGTATTGCTCGCTGTGGCCTACGTGCCGCTGCAGATCAAGCGCCGCAACATTCCGCCGCTGCAGATCGGCAACAACCTCACTCGCAACTTCTTGTTGGCCTTCGACGGCGCCCAGGCGCTGACCGGCATCACCATTGATGCCAGCACTTGGCAACACGACTTTACCGTGCGCTTGGCCGGCATCGATGAGCGCGAGCGCGTGTTTACCCGCGACGTGTTCGGGCGGGCGTGTTTCTTCAGCAGCGCGCTGCAGCTGGAGAAGGTTGGTGCGGTGTACCAACTCAAACCCGGCACTGCCTATGTGGAAGGTATCCGCCTGGTGCGGTCCGCCGCATTGCCAGTGGTCCCGCCGGCATTGCCGACGTCGGCCTGGCTGGACGTGTGCCTGCAGCGCGAATTAAACGACGTGGCGACCAGTTGGAAGGTGGTGTTTGGTGCCGACGTTCCGGACTACACCGACAGCGCCGGTGCAAAGCACTACTGCGTGAAGATCGCCGATCTGGTCGACGCCGCCACCATTACCGATCGCCGTCCTGTCGAGCCAATCACCGGCGCTCTGGTCACGCAGTTCGCCAATCGGATTGGCGACTATGAGCAGCTGCGCGCTCGGGCCACCACCAAAGACGATGTCGACCTGGGCAACTTGCCGAACGCCAAGAGTGACGATCCGTCGACCGACAGCAGCGAGATCCTGGCGACCACCAAATGTGTGCAAGTGGCCAAGGGTGAAGTCCTCGCCGTGTTCACCGGCATGACGGCCTCATTCGCGAGGTCAACCGCTCCCGCTGGGTGGCTCAAAGCCAACGGCGCGCTGGTGTCGCGCACGACCTATGCCGGTCTGTTCAGTGCCATCGGCGTGGTTTTCGGCGCCGGTGATGGGATCAGCACTTTCAAGTTGCCGGATCTGCGCGGGGAGTTTGTCCGGGGTTGGGATGACACCCGGGGCGTGGATGCTGGTCGTGCTTTCGGTAGCAACCAGGCGCATGCCCTGGAAAACCACACCCACGCCTTCCGGACCTCACTCAACGGTCAAGCGGGTAACAACGCCTATGCACCGAACGCCAGCGTCGCCGCGGTGCCCGGGACCGTGACCGGAATGGACTCCGGCAATAGCGCCAACGAAACCCGCCCGCGCAACGTCGCCCAACTGTTCTGCATCAAGTATTGAGGCCATTCCGTGACTACAAAAGTTGTCTACCAAACCGACCCACTGGGCATCTACCTGTGTGAAGTCGACGCCGACCAGGATCCGCTGGATCCGCAGAACTGGCTGATTCCCTCGGGCTGTGTGACTGAGCCCCCACCGGCAGCGCCGGCGAATAAAGCCGCCTACTGGACCGGCAGCAAATGGCAATTGATTGACTCCCTGCTCGGTCTGACGATCTACAACACTGAAACCGGTGAACCGAAGAAGGTGGAGCGAATTGGTCCGTTGCCCTCGGGCTATACGCTGCAGGTGCCGGAACCGTTCCAGGTCTGGAAAAACGGCCAATGGGTCGACGATATCCCCGTTGTCCTGGTGCAGATGCACGCCCGCAAGTATGTGGAGGTGAACACCGCCTGCGAGGCGACCATTCTTGGCGGCTTCACTTCCGATGCGCTCGGCGCCGTCTATGCTTACAGCAGCCAGATGGACGACCAGGTCAATTTGATGGGGTCGGTGATTCAGGGGCTGGAAATGGCTTACTCCTGCCGCGGTCCGAGCGGAATCAAGGCGTTTCGGATGCACACCGCTACCCAGTTGCGTCAGGTGAGCAACGACTTCATGTCCTTCAAAATGAAGTTGCTGCAGAAGTCTGATGCGCTGAAACAGCGGCTTGACCAAGCACTGGCGTACAAAGACCTGAGCGCCTTGTCAGCGATCACCTGGGAGGATCCGCACCCATGAATTGGGCGCCGGTGACGATGCGCTGGCCCGAGCAGGCAACGGCGTGGATGGATCAGATGACCGATGCCAAGGCATTGGCCGGGGAAAACCTGCTCAATACCGCCCAACGGTTGAGCGGTCTGGATGGCTTGGCCACCACTGATCCGAGCGCGATCGGCGGCATCGTCAAGGACGTTGTGGCGAACGGGCGCGCCGCGCTCGATGCGCAGTTCAACGAAGCGCCAAAATGCATCGTCGTTACCCCGTTTCAAAGTGGTGTCGGGCAGGGCGTTGGCTACCAACGTTTCCTGTCTGCACCTGGTGCACTGCAGCGCCTGGCCGAAAAGCTCGACGACAGCGCCGACGCAGCTCGACCGGCTGGCGAGCAATATGCCTTGGTGCTGCTGTTCCTGGGTACCAATTTCGAGATGTTGGCCAGCGTGTTGTCGAAGTTCAACGCCTTGCTGCCAATCGCAGATCTGCAGCGTGCGGAACGTCGAGCACGCAACCTGGTGCAGCTTGAGACGGAAAAGTGGCAGATCCCAACCAGCGGAATGCAGCCAACCTGGTCCGATCTGCCGCTGCAGCGCTGCACGGTCGTCAAGACGGCCACCCAATCGTTCAATGGCCAGTTGGCCCTGATGGAAAGTTACGCGGCTGACAGTTCGCCGCTGAGCGACTTGGCCGATCTAGCCCAACGCAAAGCCCAGCAGTCAGTCGACCAGGACGACAAGCTGTCGGCACTCAAGGCGCTGCTTTCCGGCGGCACCGATGAGCCGACCATGCAAGCTCGCTTGATCGGGCCAGGTGACACCAACGAGCTGCGCAAGCAGCTGCTCGAGGGCGACGACGCACCAGGTCATGAATGGGTGCAATCAGCCGGTGTGTTGCTGGTCGGCTCGCTCAATGGGCTGAGTTTCGTACGTGAACTGGTGGGCCTATGACGCTGTTACTTGATGGTGAGCAGATCATCGGCCATCGGCTCAAGGTCACCGCCAACTTGAAGATCGACAGCGACGACATGTCGGGGCAGACCAGCAGCACCGACAAATCGCACAAAGGCTTCAAGCCGAAGACGTTGGCCGTGGCGATGATGATTCGCTACAAGGACAGCGCTCAGCTGCGCACGCTGATGCGCCTGGCGGAAGGCACCGGTGGCGGTGGCCAGCTGCGAACCTATCGAATCGTCAACGACACGGCCGAGGCCTTCGGCATTCGCCAGGTGCAGTTTTCCGACGGCGTCAGCGCCCGGGAAGACGACACGCTGTCGCAATGGATCATCCAGTTCACCCTGTCCGAAAAGCTCTCGAACCCTGAGAAGGTCGAAAGCCGCCGCGCCGCCAGCGGCGTCAATGCGCAGTCTGCCCCGGGCGATGGTGTAGCCGGCGCCAGTGCCGGCGCGGGTGATTCTGGCACCGCTCCAGGACTGACTGGATTCGAAGCCGTGCTGAAGAAAGTCGACAACTACATAGGCGGCACCTCATGAGTCTGAAACTGCACAAGGTGCTGACGATCAGCGGCGTGGTGCACCAGCTGGTGAAGGACGAAGTTCGCCTGGACGTGAAAAGCCCAGGGCGAGCGATGTTCACGATTCAATCCAGCGCACCGGTCAAAGGGCTAGTGACGCTCGACATCGGGTACAACGAAAGCGCCTTGCAACGCCATTTTATTGGGTTTGTTGAACGCAGCACTGTGGCCAACAGCGTGCAGCAGGTCGTGCTGTGTCGCGAGCTGGCCGCTGTGCTGGCCAACCCGTTGCCGTTGAATCTGCGCCATGTGGATCTGCGCGCCGTCCTGGAAGAGATCAGCGACAAGACTGGCTTGCGCTTTCGCGTTCCGGATCAGGCCTACACCAAGGTCAAGGCGCCGTTTTTCTACAGCTTGGCCGCCGGGTACCAGGCCATGGACAGCATGGCGCGGGTGTTCGGTGTTTCGGACTTTATCTGGCAGCAGCAGGGTGACGGCGAGGTGTTTGTGGGCAGTTGGGCCGACAGCTTCTTTGGCGCCCGAGCACCGCTGCAGCTCCCGCTCGAGCTGTTCGACGGCTACCAGGGCAACCAGAGCGCGACGATTTCAGCGCTGCCCGGGTTGCGACCAGGTGCAACTATCAACCAGGGCGAGCGAATCACCAGCGTGACGCTTTCCGGAACTCAAATGGGGATCAAATGGACGACGCAATAAAGCGCAGTGTTGAGCGGCAGTTTCCAGAACTCACTGGTGGTTATCACCTGTCACGGTTTGCGCGGGTGGTGGGTATCGCCGATGCGCCTGCCGGCGCCGGGATCTGTGACGACTTTCGCCCGCGCTATGCGGTCGATATTGAAGTGCTGTTGCCCAGTGGCGAAGCGGATCCCGATGTGCCGGTGCTGTCCGGTGTACCGCTTCCGGTCCCGACTGGCGGCGAAGAGATGGGCGTCTACGGCTTCCCCGAGGAAGGCACCCGCGTAGTGGTGTGCTTTGCCTATGGCCTGCCGAGTAGTCCGTATATCCAGACGATCCTGCCGCACGGCCTGAGCCTACCGAAGGTGCCCAAGGGGGATCAGGTGTGGCAGCACAGTGATGCCGTGCAACAGCGTGTCGACGCCGATGGCAACTGGACCCGGCAGACTGACGGGAAGATTCGGGATCAGGCGATCGAGCGCGAGGTTGAGGCACACGACAACCAGGAACGGTACCAGAGCCACGTCCAGCAAGTTGAGCACCATTCGACGGAGACGGTCGGAGGCGTCAAGAAGATCGAGGCGTTGGGTGCGCTCAAACTCAACTCCGCCGGTACCGCGACGGTCGCCGCCCTGGACGATCTACACCAGGCAACCGGTCGAGACTTCAATCTGGTTGTGGGCCAGAAGCACAACGCGGCGGTAGGTGGCGACATGCAGGAGCGCATCAAGGGGCTGCGCAAGAGCGTTGCCGGGATCAGCCAGCAGTTGCAGGCGCCGAAGAACTGGGTCGGCTCTGGAACGGTAAATTTATTTCAGGTCGTGTGCGACATACTCGATCTTATACAGCAGATGAACACCCAGTTGGCCTCTCATACTCATGTACCTGGACCAACACCGAATCCAGCTGACACATCTGCATTCACGGCAAAAGCAGCGCAGGCATTGGCACTCTCCAGTAAATTGAAACCAATCACTCTTTAGCACCACAATTTATCCGATAGGTTTACGGAAACTGAATTTAAGTAGTTGTATTCTAGAAGTTTAGTTTGGCTTGTTGTTTCCTGCTATGGCTTTGATGATTAGCTCAATGGGGGTAGTCGCTGATGTTTCAGTTATCCCATTT